AAGTTTCTACGTAGTGCGGCGTTCCATCTTAAGCTTGGTTTGTTTAACCCTGCTCAGTTGTTTCTTCAGGGTCAGGCTATGTTCAACGTGGTCGCCCTGTCTCCTAAGCATGGTGCTTCTGCGGTTAAGGACTACGTAGGTATGCGTGCCCTTATGGTTAATGATCAACCACAGCATCTAGCTCACTGGGGAAAGAAATACAGCAACGGTAAAGACTTCGTTGAGATGTACACTGCTGGCCGAGAGTCTGGTTGGTTTAGTACTGGTGGTAATCTAAGCGTTAACCAAGCTCTAGCTGAACCTACTATTGGTTCTGGTAGATTAGGTAAAGCCCTAGACTTCTCTGCTGTATTCTTCAAAGAAGGTGAACTTGTTAACCGTATGGTTTCTTGGTCTACTGCTTGGAGAGAGTTTAAAGCTGCTAATCCCGGTAAGGCTATTACTGATATTGAAATCAGAAGTATTCTACAGAGAGCAGATGATCTAACCATCAACATGACTAGGGCATCCAACGCTAACATCCAGAATGGTTTTGGCTCTATTCCAACTCAGTTTTGGTCGTACCAATGGCGTCTGGCAGAGTCCATGTGGACTAGTCTTCTTGGTAAAGGTGCTCTAAGCCGTGGAGAAGCTTCTAGGCTTCTAGCTATGAACGGGGCTCTTTATGGTATTCCTGTAGGTGTTATGGGGCCTATGACAGCCATCTGGCCTTGGCAAGAAAGCATTGAAAAATACTCTCAGGAGAACGGTATTGATCTAGACGCTAATTTGATTACCAAAACACTAAGCCGTGGTCTCTTTGAGATTACATCTGAGGTTGTAGACGGTAGGCAATATGCTCTAGCAGAAAGATTCGGTCCCGGTGGTCTTCCAACTCTAAAGCAACTTATTGATGGAGACAAACCAGCTAACCTAGCTACTGGTATTGAACTGTTTCTAGGTGTATCTGGTGCTACGGCACTAAGTGCAGTTAACAATGCTGCTCCACTATGGGGTTACATTGGTAACGTATTTAGGGGTCCTGATACTCAAAAGCCGTTTGCTGTTGAAGATGTACTTGATGCTTTAAAGACTATCACGACTGTGAACAACGCTACCAAAGCCTACTTACTGGCTCAGTACAGCACTTACTACACCCGTACTGGTGTTCCAATCAAGAACTCAGAAGGTGTTAACATGATAGACGTAATGGCCCAAACCCTAGGCGTACAACCAAGAGAAATGGCCAAGTTCTACGCTCGTAAGGATGTAATTAAAGACCAGAGAGCAGCATCACAGGAGCTTACTAAAGCACTGGAAGCTGAGTTCTCTAGGGCCTTTAGGGCTACAGCCCAAGGGGATACTCAGTCCGCTGAGAACCACTTTAACAGGGCTAGAGTTCTAATGGAAGGACTAGGTAGACTTAGTGTTGCAGATCGAAACCAGTTGTTCGTAAATACTCTAAGGAAGTTTAAAGACGAAGACATGAACGAACTAAACCGTATCTTTATGATGAAGGCACCTAATGCTGAAGTCCAAAAAGGTAGAATTGATATGATCGAAAGAGAGAGACTTACCAATGGCCGATAAGTTTAACGTTGATCCGGGTGTAAAACAAGCCCCTAACCTAGCTCCCGGTGCCGGTGGTATCGGGGGCAACCCCGGCAATCCCGGTGCTGGTCTTGCTTCTTTGTTTGAACAAGCCGGGTCTCTCTTTTCTGGTATTCAGCAGAGACAGAACAAGGCTGCCGATACAGCTATTAACGCCAGTGTAGCCTCTAGAAACATTATGCCAGACACTCTTGATAGAAGTGGGGCTTCTGTAGCTTGGGAAAAAGATACTGGTTCTCAGGCAGTAACGCAGACTCCGGGCAACCAACCTGTATCTGGTCCTATGTCTCCTGCTGAAATTGGTCAGCTACCACCAACAGTTCAAACAAGTATTAATCGTGGTAATACAATGACAGAAGGATTTAGGCAGGGTAAATTACAATCTGTTAATTACTGGCAGGGTATCTCCACAATGATGCGGGATGACATTTCCAAGAATCCCGGTATGGCCCAGCAAATTGAGAAGGCTTATGAAAGACAGTACGGCTTTAATCCCTCCAAAAAGTATTACGAAGAATGGGATAAAGCCAATGCTCAACGTGAAGCCGATGAAAAGGATACTGAGAAGCGTTGGAGAGAGACGAAGTCTACTGCTGCTGGACTTGGTTTTAGTGCTGAAGAACTAACAGCAGGGGATACAAACCCAAATATCCGTACTTCTATTGAGAAGAGAGTTCTTGGCAGACAGTCAGAGATTGCTCGTAGAGATGCTGAACTAAAGAATATTGAGTTTGCAGAAAAAACTGGTAGGGCCAACGAAGAAACATACTTTAAGGCTGCTTCAGAAAACGTCTACGGTATGCTTCAAACTAGGTTTAGTAACGTAGTTGAATCTGCTGAGAACATGTCTGGTAGCACCCTAACCGATATTACCAAGCGTAGGGCCGAGGCTATGTCTGATGGTGTAATTTCACCTCAGGAAGCTCAGGAACTACAGGTAATGATGGGGCAGTTCAAAGGAACTATTGACAGAGATTTTAACACCCTTATGGAACCATATATGGGTAAGATGTCTGTCGTTAAGAGACAGGAGCTTCGTAAACTACTAGATGATGAATACAAGAAGCTAGAAGAAGATGTTCTTACTGGTCGTACTGGTATTCTAGACCACAATAAGAGAACTGTAGACCTAGCTAAACAAGGTGATGCTTTCGCAGTAATGCAACAGTCTCCTAGTGCCCGTGCTGCTGCTGCTCTTGATGCTGTCAGCAAAGACGCAGCTAATATTTTTATTTCACAGAATGCTTCTAAACTAGCTAATGAAGTTAGTAAGGTTCAGCTTGGACAAATTGGTATTAAGGCAGTAGGTGGCAACCCACTAGGCTCTACTATTACCAGTGAAACTCAGACTGCTGATCCAAAACAGAAAGCTGAAGTAGCTAACACTGCTATTACTGGTGTCAAGAACATGATTCTTGATCCTAAGACTAATCCAGAGACTATCCGTCAGCTAAGCTCTAGCTTGTTTGCTGAAGGTAACATGGATATGCTCAACAAGAACTTTTCCCCTAACAGCAGAACTAAAGTGTTTACTGCCCTAGCTTCTCCTGCTATGACTCAGAGAATGGTTGAGATTGGTAAAACTAACCCTAAGGCTCTAGAGGACTACAAGAACTGGGTAACTACTAACTTCTACTCAGTTATGAAAGTACACGTAGACAACCTAAAGAACCAGTTCTCTGGTGGTACAGATACAACTGCACAGGGCAAGAACCCACTAGTTATTGGGTTTGATGGTCAGAGATTTACTGTTTCTGTAAACCCACAAAAGGCTAGAATTGGTAGTAGCGGAAATATTCTTTCTGTTGCTGGTACTAACCTACCTGCTGCTGGTGTTGGCGGTATGCGTTACTCAATTGAATCAGTAAACGAGATTAACAAAGCCCTAGAAGCTATGGAACCAGTACTAGCTCTTTCTGGAAACAAGGAAGGCCAACCTAGCCCACTAGACCAAATCTTTAATACTATTGGTATTGGTGGCGCCCAGCGTTCGGACCTACAAGAAATTACAAGAGCTTACCAACAGTACAAACTAAGTGAAGAACAGGCTCAGGGTGTTGCTGGTAAGAAACCTGCTATGACTCCTGATAAGTCTCAGCCTGTTCAGGTAACCCCAGCTGATCCTAATGCTATGGCAGACGAAAGTGAACTGCCACCTACAGAGCCTCTAGCTTTTGAGAACCAAGCAGTAGACGGAAACACTGTTAAAACAGTACCTACTATAGCAGAACCCGGAAGGTCTGGTGCTCCTGAGAGACTACCCCAGTCTAACCCGCTAGGTCTACAGGTACAGTCAGAGGCAGAAGCTAACGCCAACCCAATGGTAGCAGGGTTTATTGCGCCTACAGACGGCAGCTTTAGGTCCGGTGGTGATAGGAACACAGCTAAGAGCACAGTAAGTAGAGAAGCCGCCCCTGTTGCTACTGGTGATCCCCTAGACCTAACTAGGTATTACCAGAAGACTATGAGTGCTGAATCTAGTGGTAGAACAGACGCTAAGAACCCAAGATCAAGTGCTACTGGCCTATTCCAATTTGTAGAAGGTACTTGGAAAGGGTTAATGCGTAAGTACCCAGAACTAGGTCTTACACCAGAAGGTAGAACTGACCCTGCACAGCAGAAGAGAGCTATGGAGAAGTTCACTCAGAACAACATCCAGTCTCTACGAAAAGCTGGTCTACCAGTTACCAATGGTACATTGTATCTAGCTCACTTTGCCGGTGACGGAGGTGCTAAGGCAGTAATGCAAGCTGACTCTAAACTATCCGTTAGAGACACTCTAAATCGAATGAAAGATGGCCATGGTGATGATGTAATCAAAGCCAACCCATTCCTAGAGGGTAAGAGTAACGCTTGGCTTATTAGATGGGCTGAGAGGAAAATGACTTAAGTAAATAAAAAGAAACCCCCAAGGATCTCGGTCCAAGGGGGTTTTTCTTTGTCTTAATGAGTAGGGATTATGTGTTCTTCACAAAGGAATCCTTGCTTGTACGGTAGCCCAGACTTGTTTAGTTCATCAGACTCAGCTAACATAAACTCAATACCAGAACGAACACATTCATCTAGATTTGGCATTGGTTTTGTAATTATCTGTGGTGGTGCTGAGGCAACCATAAGAATAACTGTTAGTAATACAGACTTAATCATTACTTCATGCTCCTAAACTTAGCCGGTAACTGAGCGTACCCTGCAATGTCATCCCAGTGTTCTTTGACGTAGTAGTTACCCGCAGCAATCCTAGAAATCTTGTGTAGAATCATTTCGATAGCCTCATCTACAATTGGGTCCGAGTCTTTTTCAAAGTAAGTTTGGTACTTGTAGTAAACATCCTTTAATTCCTGAGAGATTAATGCTTGTTGGTTAAAAGGACCATGCGTCTGCTCTCTGGTTGAAATTAAACCTTTGGTAGAATCTTCGCTTGCCATCTTATTAAGAACCACAATAACCTCCTGAAGTGATGTCACAAACATCGTTCATTTCTACATGTTCTTCCATTTCAGTACCGAGTGTTTTAACAGCTTCTTTGTAAGAAATAGGTGTAAGTGGCTGACCGCCTCTAGCCCCATCTGGATAGCAAGTAAAACCACGAAGTCTAGGGGAGTACTTAGCCAAGACAGAAGTAAAATGATCTACTTTATCTTCGTTATTTAGATCAGTACCCCAAGCTGGAAGGTTAATGGTACTAGAAATAGACATATCAACGTAATCTTGAACGTCTGCCTGAAACTTAATACGTCTTTCATAGTCAGCAGCTAGATCAATAGCACTTTCTACTTTATCAGGGTCAACACCAGTTGTCTGTATAATTTGCTGTGCAGCATGGTCTACATAGTTTTGGTAGTGCCACTTAGTCCCTTTTAGGTATCTGCGCTTGTAAGCCACGGCATAAACCGGCTCAATACCCGTTGTAGTGCCTGCGAGAATACCGATAGTACCAGTAGGGGCCACAGCACGATTAGCCACAGGACGGCTAATACCAAGTCTGTCGGACTCAGTTTTTGAAACATGATCACTTACACCTTTGTAGACAGACAACCAATTACGTAGTTCATTGTTCATCTCGTAACGATGGCCACGTTGTAGAAGCCACTCATGAACCCCCATAATACCGAGACCTAGACGACGATTTTTTTCTCTAGTTGCATATACCTTATCGTAAGGTAGATCAGCCTTGAGAGTACCAATAAGTAAGAACTCTGTTGCTAGTGCTACAGCAGAGGCAAACTCTTCCACAGTTTCAATACGAGAGAGATTTAGGCTGCCAAGGTTACAAACATCAGAGTCATCACTAGAAGTTACTTCTGTACAGGCATTACGAAGGGTTTCTGTTTCCTTATCAAAGAAATTAAAGCTGAACCCCGGCTCACCAGTTTTCATCGCTTGTCTAACATTCTTCTTAAAAGTGTCACCAGCGTTATTTGTCTTCATATAGTTTAGAAGCCACTTGGTGTCGTAGTTAATAGAAATGTTAGTCATGTCCAATGGAGCAGGAAAATCAAAGTCTTGTTCTTTAATGTCCTTTAATGTTAGACCAGTTGTACCTACCTTTAGGGCATCCCAGTCTTTTACATTAAGAAATGTTTCAACATCAGCATGCCTACAGTTTAGAGAGGCATAGATAGCTGATCTACGGGAACCACCTTGCATTACTCTACGTCCAATCTCATTGATCATCATCATCTTTGGGATTGGACCAGAAGCCAGACCGCCTGTTCTTGAAATAATAGAACCAGAGGGGCGATAAACCGAGTAATCAATACCAATTCCACCGCCGGTCATAAGACACGACTCAGACTTCCAAGAAAGATTTGCCCAATCTTCTCTAGTGTCTTCTTCTGCTTTTAGAAGGTAGCAGTTATTAAAAAATGCCTTGTCTCTACCGGCATAATAAAGATACCTGCCACCGGGGATAAATTTCATATCTCTAATTAGTTCAAAAAGCATTTGACGTTTATCTTTTGCCATATGCTCTTTACAAACATGTTCTACTAAAGTTTTAGACAACTCTTCCCAAGATTCTGCGCTTTGATGTCTATACTTAGAATTAAAGATTGTTTCAGAAAGCTGGTTCCGAAACATTGGGTTTACATTAGATTTAAAAAATGTCACACTAGGTCCTTAAGGTTTGGTTCTTTGTAGTTTGGCCCCTTTTGTACTTTACCGTCTTCTCGTAGAATAGGTTTACCATCAGCACCAAGCTTAGACATATTAGAACGATGTACTCTCATAAAAGCTTCTTCAATAGGCAGGTTATAGGTCACACAGAATCCAAATACAACGTAGAGAAGATCAGCAGTTTCCTTTAGAATATTAACTCTAATAGGTTCTGGTACTTTAGCACCTGCTACGATAAACTCATCTGCTTTCTGAAACTCTAGACCTAGTTCCTTAAACTCTTCAGCAATAAGACGCCAACGAAGCCAAAACTCATTGGGAGAAATCTTCTCGAAGTCTAGACCAAACGGATGGTTAAAGGCTTTATGAAACTCTCTTACCTTGTCAAAGTAATTAGGGTTAATGTCTTCTTGAAACAATTCTAGTTGAACCGGAGGCTGGAATCGTTCAAAAGCTTCAATATCGTGTTCGTTAATCATTAATTCCCTCAAGTTGAAATTCGTAAATTTTTACAGTTTTAAAGTTTGTAGTGGCAGCTGTGTAAAGATGACCTTTTACTTCTTTATGTTGAAGACTAGAAATATTCACTTTATTTAAATCTAAATCTTTTGGTACAATTCCAACTAAAAATCTTCCATCATCTAAAAGTTTGACTGTTACAGTATCGCTAAGTTTAATCTTCTGATCCATCACGCTTTGGTTGCTTTCGTCTGTTAGCCTGCTTAGAGATAACTCTGACGTTGGAATTGTTGAGCTTTCCTTTTCGATTGTCATTATCAATTACCTTTTTACACCAGTTTAAAAATTCTTCGTAATTATTGTCGTATTTCATTGTGTTAATAATTCTACAAACAATTTGTATATTGTCTTTTGTGTACCCTTTGCCGGGTTCAATCTGGTCAATAGAAGCGTTTGTGTTTACCTTTCCTTGACCAGCAATAAACGTAAGTTTTTCTCCTGAAAGAGCACAAAGCCAATTTTGTTTTTCACACAAATCTAAAAGATCATTTACAGTTAATAAGTTACTACGCTTCTTTTTAGACAATAAAGATTTTAAAAAATTTTCTGGTGATTTGTTTCTGTGGGAATAAGTGTATTTGTACCTATAAACAAATTTTGTTCTGTAACTAACTCCACATTCTTTAGAACAGTATTTTTGGTTTGCTTGTCCGTGCAATTCTTTTTCACACCAAAAGCAATTTAAATTTTGTTTAATCTTCCGAGCCGTCACGTTTGGGTTGTTTCTTCCTATTTTGTTTCTTGGTTAAAATTTGAACATTCTTATTGTTCAGAGGGCCTTTGCGATTGGCTGCGCGATGGTCAACCTCTTTGTTATCACCCTTCTTAACCTTTCCTGCTCTCATAGCCGCACGTCTGGCAGCGTTACGTTGTGCCCTACGTTTCTTTTGTTCTGGTGTTCCGTGGTATTGGTCGTATTCGCGATCATAATTTCTTTCACTCATTGTGTTTTACAACCTTTCTACCCATACCATTAAGGAACTGGCCTGACGGGTAGACAACCCCCGGTCTCACTCCGTTTTCGTCAATCAAACCATACCTAATCAATTCCTGTTTGATTATAAATCTTTGGTTTTCTCGCCATCTTTTTCTAGCCTCAAAGGTGCTAATTAGATCTTCACCTGTAGCGTTTGGATATTTTTTTAACCACCATTTACTAAACTCTTCAAAAGTTTCATCACGTACCATTAGTTAGTGCCTTTCTTTTCAAACTCCCAATGAATAAGAGTAATCTCATCTGGTCTCCATTTTGAATCTGTCTCAAACTGTCTTTTAAGAACAAAACCATTTTGTAAAAGAAGACAGATAAAGTCTACACTTTGAACAAAAGTTACAAAGCCTGTCTCTTTATTTTTTACAAAAGTAGCTGTAAATTTATTGTTTTCTGGTAGATTCCAAACATCAAATGTCATAGGTAGTTAGTGCTCTCCATGATTCCGGGAATAAAGGTGAAATAATCTTGTTCCATTGGTCTGCTAGTTCTCTGATTTCTGCCTGAGCATCAGGTTGTGAGCGTAGATTATAGGCACGGGCAAAAGCAGCTAGAGAACCAGTACAATAGTAGGAAGTGTACATAGACTGGGGAAGAACCATACGGGCTTGTTCAGGTGCCACTCCTGATTCAATCATGTCTTGGTAAAGGTAATAAACGTGTTCAATTAGTTTATCGTAACCATCTTTTACTGTTTGGTCATTAAAACCTATTGTTCTAAGATAAGTTACTTCTTCATCAGAAGACCCTTGCTTCTTGTTTTCTGCTCGCTTA